TGAAACACCTACTGATACACCACAACCAGCTGCTGAGGAAGTGGCTAGTGAAGGTACAGCAAATGGGGAGCCGAGCGTAGTCGAGGATACCCAAGCAGCTGATACCGTAACGAAGCCTACTGACGAAGTTAAGGCAGAAGTAAAGCCAACAGAAAAAACTCAAGAACCGTCTGCAGAGGTTAATCCTGAGAAAGCTTTCTTTGATGCAGTTACTTCTGAATTTAATGCTAATGGTAAGTCTTATAAGATTGATAACGCTGAAGACGTTAAGAAGCTAATGCAAATGGGTTTGAACTACCATCAGAAGATGGCAGCAATGAAGCCTAATCTTAAGATTGTTCGAGCACTACAAGATGCAGGTATTACCTCAGTTGAGCAACTAGGTCACTTACTTGATTTACATGCGAAGAAACCTGAAGCAATTGCTAAGTTAGTTCAAGACAGTGGTTTAGATACTTATGAGTTTGAAGATCAAGCTAAGAACTATGTACCTTCTACTCCTAATGTGAATGATCAAACTATTGAGTTTGAAATGGTAGCCCAAGAGTTAGAAAGCAATCCTAGCTTTGGTACAGTAGTGCAGCAATTACATAACTTCGATACTCAAACTAAGCAAACCATTTTTGAAAATCCAAACATCCTACGTACATTGACTGACCATGTAAGCCATGGTTTCTATGACAAGATTATGGCTCAGTTAGAAGTAGCTAATGCTTTAGGGCATACACGTGGAATGTCTTTCTTACAAGCGTATGAAGCTATTGGACAACAGATGTTTGGTCAGCAACAAGCTCCTAACCAAGTACAGCAACCTATGGTAACTCCTCAAGTTATTCCACAACCTGTACCTGTGCCTGTTGCAAGTAAACCTAATCCAGTTAATAATACAGCACGACAAGCTGCAGCAAGTGTTTCAAACACAGCTTCACCTACTCATAAACCAATGCCTACTCCTAAAGATATTTGGGAAATGAGTGATGAAGAGTTTGCTAAACTTGATCCTAAATTTTTAAAGTAAGGAATATGCTATATGGCACACTTCTATAATCAAGGTGGAAATACTTCTACCGTTGGTACTCAACTTCGTGACTTCTACTATGCTCGTGATGCAATCACTGAAGTAGCGAAAGACCAGTACTTCACACAACTCGCTTCAACTACTGACATGCCTAAGCACTATGGCCAACGTATCATTCGTTATATCTATGTGCCGCTTCTTGATGACCGTAACATCAATGACCAAGGTATTGATGCTACTGGTGCTACCATTACAAATGGTAACTTGTATGGTTCTAGCAAAGACATTGGTAAAATCACTGACAAAATGCCAGTACTCTCTGAATCAGGTGGTCGTGTTAACCGTGTAGGTTTCGTACGTAAAACTTTGGAAGGTACTTTCCAAAACTACGGTTACTTCACTGAGTACACTGAAGACTCGTTGAACTTCGATACTGATGAAGAATTGATGATGCACATCAACCGTGAAATGTTGAATGGCGCTTCTCAGATTTCTGAAGCATTGATCCAAGCTGACTTGTTAAACAATGCAGGTGTAGTTAAGTACGCAGGTACTGCAACTTCTGCTGCAGGGATTGATAAAACTTCAATTGTGACATTCCAAGACTTAGTTAACTTAACTACTGACTTGGATAATAACCGTACTCCAAAAGATACGAAAATCAATACAGGCACAGTGAAGATTGATACTAAAACTATCAATGCTGCACGCTTGATGTACATTGGTTCTGAGTTGAAAAATACTCTTCGTAAAATGAAAGATTTCTTTAATGAAAAAGCTTTCGTTGGTGTTCAGCATTATGCAGCGGGTACAACTCCGTTACGTGGTGAAATTGGTTCTATCGATGAGTTTCGTATTATCGTAGTTCCTGAAATGATGCACTGGTCTGCTGCAGGTGCTGCAGCTACAGCAAATGACGGTATTCACGTCACAAGCGGTAAAGCTAACGTATACCCTATGTTAGTTGTGGGTTCTGAATCATTCACTACTATCGGATTCCAGTCTGATTCTAAGTCAGTGAAGTATAAGATCATCCATAAGAAACCTTCTGAAAATGCTGGTTTACATAACCCTTATGGTAAGATCGGATTCATGTCTATCCAATGGTGGTACGGTTTCATGGTTATTCGCCCTGAACGTATTGCACTCATCAAGACTGCTGCGTTAGTCTAATAACCAAAGGGGAAGCTTAGGCTTCCCTTTAATCACATTGCAAATCTGAAAAATATCTAAAGGAAACATTATGTCTGATGTTCAAAACTCTCCAGAACTTGATCAAGCAATCCAGTCTCTTAAGAAGAAAGCTGACTTACTCGGTATTGCTTACAAGTCAAACGTATCTGTTGCAACGCTACAAAAAGCAATTTCAGAAAAGATGGAAGGCACTAGTGTTGGTGAAAGTACACACACTGCTGCGACAGCTGACCCTCAAGTGTCTACATCAACTGGTCCAGACGTTGAAGCCCTCATTAAGGAAGCGCACAAATTAGTACGTGTAATCGTTACACCTATTGACCAAACTAAAGCAACAAACTTAGATTCAGAATTAGTATCTGCAGGTAATTCGTACATTGGTACGATTACACGCTTAATTCCTTTCGGTGTTGAATGGCATGTGGAACAAGTTATCTTGAATGCGTTACGTGAAAAGAAATTTACGCAATTCATTAAGAAGAAAGGTCAGCATGGTATTGATACTAATGACACACGCTATGTACCTGCATATAGCATTACAGAGTTGCCACCACTTACACAAGAAGAGTTGAATCAACTAGCAGTTAATCAAATGCGCTCTGGTGCTACTGAATAAGGAACTCTTGTATGACCGCTACCAATATTGATATTAAAACTGCTCAGTTAGATACTCTCGATATTAAAGAGTTAACTACTCAGCAGTTAAATGGTACGGGTGTATTTGATGTACTCATGAGTACGTCTGCTATGCATATTCAACTTGAGTATGATAAAGGACGTATTCGTGGACAAGAGTATGCTCAGGTGTACCTTGGTGCAATGCAAGCAGTATTAACTACTTCAGTAGATTACTTAAATCGTAGTAGGTTACTTGGTATTGAAATATCAAACCAAGAGAAGCAAGGTCTACTTATTGAAGGTCAGATTAAGTTAGTTGAAGCACAAGCAGAGCAAGTAATCAAAGAGACTACTCTTAAGTTACCTGCAGAAGTTGGTAACATCACTGCGACTACAGAGCGTGTCGTAGCTGAGACAACTAGCAAGTTACCTGCTGAGATTGCAAGCATCCAAGCTAGCACTGCATTAAGTGATGCAAACAAAGATCGTGTAGTGGAAGAGTTAACACTCATACCATTACAAGGTAATTTGTTAACTGCTCAATCAGGGCAAGTAGGTGCAGAGACAATCTTAACGAATAAGCGTGTAGATCAGTTAACTCAAGAACTTGCTAAGATTCCTGTAGAAGTACAGCTTTTAGAAGGTCAAGTACTGAACCAAACAGCTCAGAATGAGTTAATCAATGCTCAAGCTGATGGTGTGGTTTTACAGAACAGTAAAGTACCTAAAGAGATTGTTTTACTTGATAAACAAGCTTTACAAGCAGATGGTGGCATTGCTTTAACTACTGCACAGAAAGAACAGATTGTTGCTGAGACTACTACTCGTCTCCCTGTTGAAATACAGAACCTCGTTAAGCAAGGTGATAACCTAGCTAAACAAGCTCTAATGACAGATGCACAAACTGCTCAAGTAGTTGAACAGACTAAGCGTTATCCTTATGACATTGAAGAAATTCAAGCTCGTATTGCTAATATGACTAAGCAAACACTCATTGCTGAAAAAGATGTTGAGTTAAAAGAAGGTCAGTTAAGTTTACAAGAGAAGCAATTATTGTTAGCTCAGGCTGAGCTTGCAGTTAAACAACAAGAGCTTCATGTTCAATTAGCAGCTATTGATTCTCAACGTGCTCAAGCACAGTTATATACTCAAAAGGTACAAACTGAGAAAGCACAGACAGAAGGTACAATTGCTCAACCTAACTCTGTATTAGGTGCTAACGTTGCAGTGTTAATGGCACAAGCAGATGGGTATAAATCTGATAAGTTACAGAAAGCAGCCAAAATTCTTGTGGATACTTGGAATGTTCGCCGTAACTCTGATGATGGTACAGAAGCTAACGTAGCAAACCAACTACATGATGCTAACGTAGGTGTTACTGTAAAAGGTATGCTTATTGATGCAGGACTTACACCTAATACCACAGGGTAAGGTAAGTACTATAGAATAGGGAGCAATTAGCTCCCTTTCTTTTTAGGATATTTTTATGGGATTATTTAAGTCAAAAAAGAAAACTATTACGAATACCTCAGTATCTCGTATGGTTGAAGATGAGGATTTTATACCCTCAAATAAGATGGCAGTATTAGATTATACGATGTCTCAAAATTCGTCTTCTATACGCTTAAGTTCAGAATCACTATCAGATTACCTTATTCGAGCTACTACTAATAATATTGTAGCTAGGGCACGTAGAACACGTAAGTACGCAGAAAGGCCTTCATATGCCTATGGTTTACCTAAGTCATCAATGGTACTTGAAGAAGGTGTAGACGTAAAAGAAGCTGTAACAGAAGTACTGACAAGTATCTATCCTGATGGTGTACTTGTTAAAGATGCTTACTTTGGGCCTATGAATAACTTCTATTTCTTACGTCCCTTGCTTCAACAAAAGTATGGTTATAACTATGATACTAATGAGTTAGTAAATGAATCTGCTCGTATTGGTTTCCCTTGTTATATGGAATCAGCTCAGATTATTTATAGTCAATATACTACTGATGCTCTTATTGATCCTGATACGTTAATGCAATACGGTGAATCTGCAGAAGCAGGTTATACACCTTTTAGAGCAGCTAACCCTGAAGCTACCCATGTACCTTGGGTAAGCAATGGTACTTTAGATCACGACATTGCACGTGTCACAGTAGTTTATAAAGATGCGTCTGATGCTAAATGTACATATACAATTGATCTAAATTACCTGGAATTTGAAGCTAGTTCTAAACCACCTAGCACTGGATTAGATGAGTCAGACACTACTAATATTGAGCCTGATGCTCAAGCAGCTTTTGTATCCCCTACACTAGATGGTGCTGAGTATTATCAAGCTAACTATGAATACACTGTTAATGGTGTAACTCATAAAGACACATTTATTTATTTATATGGTTCTGGTTTAAACACTAAGCTTGAAAATCTTTTTACTTATGGTGATC